GATCAGTTCGGCCAGATATTCAGCCTGCGCGACCAGGCCAAGGCATGTGTCCCACACCTTGCCGTCACAGCGGACTTGCATGGGGTCGCGGTCGGGCGTGTTGGAGTAGATATGCGTTGCGCCGAAATAGCAGCTGTCAGCGCCGTACAGCGTCACGTCACGATAGCCCAGCGTTGCCGCCATCAATGGTGATCGGGCCATCGCGGTAGGGCCACCAGGAATGGACAGGGGTTCGTTTACCTCCTCGCCTTGAGGTGCGTGAAACACCGTCACATCGTAGCCGTCCAGCGCGGCGAATGTCTCGGGGTCGCAGACCGTGGCGACAAGGTACTTGATGCCGGGGTGAGGCCTGAACAGTTCCGCCAGATGGGGCTGGGGGTCGAGCATGAATGCGAAGTCGGGGACAACGCCCCGGTCAATGAGCCAGTCATGGGCGCCGTTAATCGCCATGACACTGCCACCGGCGAAGAGGTGGGCGGACTGCCCGCCACCGACAACGGCCAGGGGTTCCTTTCGTTCAGGACCAGCGGCCAGCCTCGGTAATCTGAGGCTGGCCGCGTGTTCCCGATTGCGCCGCAGACCATCTTGGCCAACGACACAAACAGTCTTGATCAAGTGGCGATCAGGCCGAGTTCACGAAGACGGGCCAGGACCGCGTTGACAGCGGTCGCGGCATTCGTCGCGGTGTTGGTGGCCGACGTGATCGCGGCGGGCTGGTCCACGGGGGTCTTGCCGTAGAAACCAACCAGCGCGGCAGAAGTCTGACCCAGGACAGCGCCGTCCGGACCAAGGTCGTCAATATACTTAATGGCCATTTGGGCCTCCTATGGTTAATGCAAGCCGAGACGACAGGCGAGTTCGGGGCGAACAGTCTTGTAACCGTAAAGCACGTCCAGTCGACAAGGGAGATTGTCATTGTTGATGTCGTACGCCCGAACAATACGCATCGAGATTCCGTCCATCACTTCACGACTGGCGAAGTCAAGGCCCTTCGGCATTACGAGGTCAGCGGTCGCGAAGGCAAACGCATCCTTGTGATAGCCCATGCCAATTGAGTAATCTGCCGATGCGCCAATGGGGGTGCTACGATCAGACTCCACCTTGTTGAGTTTAGCGTTGTTGGCGGGCATTGCAGAGACGTTCTGCTTCGCGCCGGTCGAATAGAGCGCCGGGGAGAACGAAATCGTCGTTGCGCTGACGCCAGCCGCAGCCGTAATAACGAAAGACTTCAGCTTGCCGGTGGAAGCCTTTGTCTCGGCGTGGACGCTGTTAACGCTATCAAAGTAGAAGATGTCGCCAATCGCCCAAGTACCAGCGCCCGCATCAACGGTAATGCTGGTCGATCCCTGAGCAATGGTTCCGGCATCATTGACTAGGTAGTCTCCCGTGCCGTCATCACTGCCCGTGGTGTGGATTGGCCACAATGTATTCTGGTAGACGTCAGAGAAGCCCAGGAAGTTGCCGCCAATCAGACCTTCGCGGTAGTTCGTGCTAATCTTCGACGGGTCGTTGAACTGGCTTTTCACAGCCTCAACCAAATCAACATTGTACTGCGTCGGCACGTTCAGGCAACGCGGCGAGATAGGCGCGAGGCTGTCAGTGAGAACCTGACCAACACCCATGGCGAGCAGGGTGGAAGCCGAGGCACCGACGTCGCTGATCTCGTTGTAGACGCTCTTATACATGCTCATGGCGTCATACTCGATATTGGCCGCCAAAACAGACATGGCGGGTTCGAGAATGCGCTTCGAGAAGTCGTCCAAGCTCAACGTCAAATCAACCGAGGTGAACGCCATATCGACACCTTTCTGGGTGGCGACCTGGAGGGTAACGCTGGATTCGGTCGTGTCCTGAACCGCAATCGCGCGGCCAGTACGAACCGTGTATTCGTTGGGCAGGCGAATCTTCAGACTGTCGCCGATCTTGGCCCCAGTCTTGGCGTACTGATCGTCGTACTGACGGTCGATGCTGCCGATGAAGTTCAACTTCTGGTGGAGAATCCGGAGCGCCTCTCGCGTGACAGCGGTCGGCGTAAGGAGAGTATTAGCCATGGTAAGGGTTCCATCTAAGGGATAGCGGCCTGTCTCGCGACGGTCGCATTGTTGCTAGGAGGCCCTCAACTCGGCATTGCGCCGACGTGCCCACTCGTCTGCCGACATCTTGTCTGCATCCTTGTTCAAATCGAGACGGTGCGAGCCGCCTTTCGACTTGGACGCGGGAACGGGCGTAGCGGTTGCGGGCCTGGGTTTGGTTGCGGCCTTAGCCTTGGCTTGCATTGCGTCGTACTGCATTGCCTTGAACGCCATCTCGGTGATCGTCGGATTGCGTGACCAGTTGCCAGCCTCCCCCTCGGGGATGCCTTTGCTGACCGCGTACTTGACTAGTTCCGAGGCGTGTTTTGCGGCAAAGCCAGGAATGCGTCGCTCGATCTCGAGCTTGCCTTCGTCAGATCGGCGGGTGACCTCGGCCACCTCCGTCTGCGTTTGCTCACTCTCGATCTGTGCAACGCGGTTGACGATCTGCTGGAACTCGGCCTGCTTCTGGGAGATGCGATCACTCACACGCCGCGCCTGGTCCGGGTTGGACTGCCACAACGCCTGAAGGTCGGTTCTCTGAAGCTGCTCTAGTTCCTTTTTGACTGAAAGGCCGCGTGAATACTCCTCAAGTGCGGCGCCGTTCAGGTTCCGCAGCATCTCGACAGCCGTTCTATCGGCTTCGATTGCCTTGGCCTGCTCGGCAACGCTCTGGCTCTTGCGGGTGTAGTTGCCCTCAACGTCCTTGAACGCCTTCTGTGCCGCCTCCATGACCTCCTTGGCCGTGGCGTTGGCTGGGAACTTCACCTTCTGTCCGCCGCCGAAGTCATACTCAACTTCGGCGTCATCATCGTCATCTGATTCCTCGTCACCATCGTCGGCAGGCTCTAGAGCCTCATCCTCCGGCGCTTCGGTTTCAGTGGCGAGTTCTTCGTCTTCGACTCCCTCGGGGGCGGTCGACTTTTCATCCATAAAAAAAGCTCCATCTGTGGGATAGTGGACGCCTCGCGGCGTTCACGAAAACCCGGCCAAGGCCGGATCAGGTCAGAAGTCGCGCCTCACGATCAGCGCCTTCTGTAGATCGGCCTCACGGTCCAGCACAGCATCGCGTGCACGCTGCTCGACCTCGGCCATCTTGATCTCAAGCTCGCGGGCCTTGAGCGTGTACATGCGGTCTGCTTCGGCGGCGGCCTGCTGGACCTTCGCCATTTCGATCTGCGCCTTGCTGGCGGTCTCAGCGTCCTTGGATGCGGCTTGAGCCTTCGCGGCCTCAAGGTCCGCCGTCAGCTTCTGAAGCGCCCCTTGGGCCTGCTGCATCATCTCCTGGCCCTGCTGCTGCAACTGCTGCATCTGCTGCTGGGCCTGCTGAAGCTCTTGGTCCTTGGCGGCCATTGCAGCCTGTGCCTCGGGCGGTATCTTGTTGCTTTCCTGCTCGGCCTGCTGAACCTGCGGCGGCAGCAGCGTCCGCAACCGCTTGGCCACCCTGTCGGCCCCCACGAAGTCCATGTGTTCCATCAGCACGTCACCCAGCAGGGGCGCGGCGGCGGGCACGGTGCGGAGTATCTCAATCAGGAACTCGCGGGTCTCTTCGCGCTGGGTGCCGTAGCTGGGGCCGACGTTTACATCAACGTCATAGATACCGACGGACAAGTCATAGAGGCGGTCCTTATCGGTTTCGATGGACGCCACGCCCTGATTGTTGCTCTGAAGGTTGATGACCTTCTCGGCCATGTCATCGCCGAGAATGCGGATGGTCTGGCGCTCGTTGTACACGCTGGGGATGATCTCGACCAAGACCTTGCCAGCGTACTCGATTGCCCGGCTCAGGTTGTCAACAAAGTGGAAGTTGCTTACGTTGCTTTCCTTCTGGCGGGCCAGGATGGCTCTGCCGGAGGTTTCATTCGACCGGGCACCAAGCGAGCTGTCGTAGATGCCGATGATCGACTTCATGTCGTCAGAGGCGTTCAGGGCCTCCTGAAGCGCACCGGCAGGGATGCCCGCGAACGGCTGTCGCTGGGGCGCGCCACCGGCGGTCGGGTCATACTCCAGATAGGGGTGGCTGCGGTTGTTGGCCGTGGCCCAGGCGGCTTCATTGCCGGCCGTGAAGCCCTTGGGTCCGATGTACGGCGCACGGGGTGCCAATGCGACCAGCTCGGTCGTGGCGCTGCGCCAGAAGTTAAACATCGTCTGCGGGTCTTTTGCGTCGCGGATCATCGAGCGGAAGTGCCGCCGACCGTCGAGCACGATTTCCTCGCCCCAGACAGGGCAAATGGGGATCGTGGAACCCGGCCACGTTTCCTCCTCCAGAACCTCCACGCCGGAAATTTTGCGGCGCTTGACGACATAGGCATTGACATTGCGCTCACGGACCACGGTGACGCCGGTTGCCTCCAAGACCTCCTTGACCTCGTCGACGTACTCAGTCGAGCGCATGACCATTCCGTTGGATAGCTGAAACAGCTTGCGGGGCGCGCTCTCACGCAGCCAGAAGTCGGCGACACGGACACGCTCCTCTTGCGTCCACCTGACAGCGTCGTCGCGGGTGTCGCCTTCCCATGAGACCTTGGCCGCCTTGGGATACTGCGCCTCGAACCCATCCTCCGACATGAAATCAGAGACGAAAGCATAACCCCAATCCGATGCGTCAAACATCGTGCTCGAAGGATCCCAGTGGACCATCAGGGGGTTGGCAATGCGATCGATGCGGCACTCAAGGTCAAAGCTGTCGTCGTGGCTGTATTCAATACCTATTTGAAAAAAGCCAAAACCACCAGTTGCGGCGTGGTCGATAGCTGTATCGTATGCAATATCTGCATTAGACCGGCGCTCAATACTGCGGATTAGGCCGTTAATGGCTTCGGCAGTCTCGACATCCGCGCCGTTGTCCACTGGGTGAACGGTGATCGCGGGCTTGCTCTGGCGTGAGTCGTTGACAACTTGGCGGATGAACGCGGGCAGCTTGTTGATCGTCAGGCAAGGGCGGCCTTCATCCTGGCGCTGCTTGCGAACGTTTGCGGGCCACTGATCGCCCAGGCGCGCGAAGTTTATGTCGTCATACGCGGCGATGCGGGAGAAATCAGTTGCGTCATCGCTCTCCTTAAAAAGTTCCAACGCCTCCCGGATGATGGTCTCAGTCATCGTGGCAACCTCGCACCGCCAAGCATTAGTAAAGCGCGACCATCAGCGTAGCTGTCGTGCTCGTGCTCATCACCCTGGTGGGGCTGATCGGCAGCACGGTGCCTGCCGGGACGCCGGAGAACACCACAGACGTGGTGAGGTCGCCAAACTGCACATTCACGTTGCCGGTGCCGCCGACGAAAATGGCGATGGGCGGACGGTCGTTAAGCAACAGGCTCGTGGTGTCGCTCTTCGTGATCGCGACGGCTTTGTCGCTTGACAGGAGATATTCAGACATGTTCAACCTCTAGTGGGGGCTTTGTTGCGTATCGGCACACATTTGGCGTTGGGCGTTGTCTCAGCCCCGTGGCGGGTAGGCATATTCAGGGCGCATGACGCAACCTGCGGTCAGCCCATCCAGCCGCCGGCAACCATCGGCGGAAGGCTGACAATGCGTGTCTTCGTGCGTGTTATCGCCGGGAATAGCTCGGTCATGACCCAGACCATGGCGTCGAGGCGGTCAGGCGAACCATCGCCCTCGTATCCCGCCGCCGTCATGCCACAGAGCTGGGTTTCTAGCTTGGAAAATGTCCCAACGTGGTGGATGCGCCCCAGGGCGTATAGCGCCGCGATAGGCTCAGCCCGGACATGCTTGCCACGAGTCGCATGGACCTCGATGACCCTGATGTCAGGCCGCATGGATTGGATCGTGTTGGCGACCATCTCGCCGCCGTAGTTTGTCTCGCAGACAACCGCGTCCGCCGAGTGCAGATCGTGGGCTGCGCATACACGCTCGCCCCATTGCCGGGGGCTACCCTTAGTGCTCATGTCATCCAGAACGTAGCCCTCGCCGTCCTCGCCCAGACCTCCGACAATGATGCCGTGTTCGTCGGCCCCTGGGGCGCTGCTACCTGCCGGGTCCACACCCACCAGGATGCGGCCCATGACCGGCGCTTTGTCTCGCCGGGTGTTGTGTATTGTCAGCCTGTCCCAAATAGCCCCAACGGCCTGGGGCTCGTAGGCGCCAAGCCAGATATGGCCATATCGGTCATGCTTGTGGAGTTCGTCGTGCTTGCGCTCGCCTTCCAACTCGGCAGGAAAGAACACGTTCTGATCGTAGTTGATGCGCCGAATGATGGCGTTTTCGGGCGGTGTCTCGCCCCTGAAGAATGCGTCAACCGGATCGCTGGCAGAGCGCGGGTTCCAGCCAAACCATAGTTCGGAACCCGGCGCGCGGATCGTGGGCCGGAGCAGTTCCAGCGACTTGGAGGAAAGCGTTTGAGCTTCCTCCACCCATGCCACATTGAACCCCTCCAGCGACTTGATGCTCTCCGCCGTGTGGTCCTGCATACCTGCAAAGACGATGCTGCCGCCACCTGGCGTCTTGATTGCGTCGTTCTGAACGCTGAACTGGCTTTCGTAGCCCAACGCCTCGATCTTGTCCTCGATCAGCCGCTTGGCGCTTTCCTTGAGCGACTTCTGCACCTCACGAACACACACAGCCCGAAAGCCGGTGTTACTGCCAGCGTTGGCTACCAGAGCCTCAGCAAAGAAGTGCGACTTTCCCGACCCTCGGCCTCCATACAGAGCCTTGTAGCGGCTGGGCTTCAGGTAGTCCGCAAAGACCGGCGACGCCGAACCTACTCTGATTTCGCGCCCCATAGTACAATCGGACCTCCGCCCTTGCCCGAGTGTTCCAGCTCCTGCTTGTCGCTCCAGCCCATGTTCTTGAGCGCGAAAATCGCACCCGTGGGGCTGTTGCCGTGCAGCCGTTCCTCGTAGGATTGGCCCACCAGAGCGCGCAGCCTTTTAACGGGTAGGGAAAAACCCTCGTAGCCCTCGTAATCGTCCAGCGACTTGCGGGCGTACAGTCCCAGATGGAGCAATGCCCCTGTCAGGGTGATCGGCTTCTCCCGCTCGGTCCTGTCTGCCATGTACTCATCGACTAGGCGGTCGAACTCTTCGGGGCTACCGATCTTGCGCGGTCGGCCTCGTGTTTCGGTCATGTCTCTCTCAATGGGGTCCAGGCCCAGAGCCTTGTGCCGCTCTGGTTCCATTTGTGGGCCACGGTTGTAGTGGGCCGCTCTCGGGCCTGGATGTGGAAACGCCCCGCTCCGGTGTGGAACGAGGCGCTGTTGGCCGATGTTGTGGCCGATGGTTAGACACGGTGGCCGGGCACTGAGCCCCAGCGGTTCAGGCTGCGTGAGTCCGGGACAGCCTCACCGTGTCAT